CTAATGAAACTTCATTTAAAACATGGAATGAATTATTAGGATCTTCATTACAAACATCACAACAGATAATTGATAATTATTTTTCAGGAAGTCTTGGTGGAATAAAAATTAATATTGATTATACAGATTTTAATAACTTTGTATTTTATAGTTCAGCAACTGATAGATTAGATAATTTTAAATATAAGTTAGAATTGTTAGAACATTATTTACAACAATCAGAGTCAATTTCCCAAATATCAGGTCCAGCTGCAGTTAATAATGCAATTGAAAATAAGACATTATATACTAGTCTAGTAGGTGGCCTTGATGATTTTGAAAAGTTTTTATTTCATGAATCATCTTCTGGATTATTTAATAATGAAATACCAGTATTAAATCCAACTGTAGCGGAAGTCACCGGAAGTTATATAACTCCTATACCAAAGAAAAATTCTACTAGGCCATATCAACATTATTCTATTACTAGTAGTATATTTGAACAATGGTACAATGACCTACATGAAAAAGCAGAATTATATGATTTAAGAAATAATAATAAAATATTACAAGCTGTACCTAAATTTATGTTATCAGATGAATCTGGAGTGCAATTAAGTACATTTGTTAATATGTTAGGTCAACATTATGACGTATTGTATACGTATATTAATAAAATGACTTCGATTAGTTCTAGAGATGAACATCCTAAATTAGGTATGCCTAATGAGTTATTATATACTGTTGCAAAACAATTTGGATGGAAATTAACAAATGGAGCACAATCAGAAGACTTATGGAAATATACATTAGGAACAGATGAATTTGGAGTTCCTTTAACAGGATCAAATAGTGTAGGAGATGCTTCTGTACCGTTACAGGATGTTACTTTTAATATATGGAGACGAATTGTTAATAATATTCCTGGATTGCTGAAAACAAAAGGTACTAAAAGAAGTATTCAAGCATTATTAGCTTGTTATGGAATTCCGCAATCATTAATAACAATTCAAGAATATGGTGGCCCTAGAATAAAGCGTCCTCCTAGATACGAAAAATATAATTTTGATTATGCATTAGATTTAATCGCAAATCCAGCTGGAACAATCGAAGTTTCATATGATTCGTCAGTTAATTCTGATATTGTAAATAGTGCACAACTACGATTTAGAACAGATAATGTATTAACAAATCCGTCAATGCCTACCACAATGAATTTATTTACAGTTGGTGGACACGATGTTACAATTACATTTATAAGAGGCACGATTGGTACAATTGATATTAATGGAACACAATCTGACGAAATGGAATTATTTGATGGTGGATATACTACTGCGTTGTTAAGACAAGACGGACCAAATTTAGAAATATTAGCTAAACGAGCTAAATATGGAAAAATTGTCGGAACTGTTTCAGCATCTGCAGCAGGAACATTTGCATTACCAAGTGCGACCGCAAATGCAAAAATGATTATTGGCGGAACTGGTGGAGGAGATAGATTACAAGGCCAGGTTCAAGAATTACGTTTATGGAGTAGTAGTTTAGCTGACGCTCCATTTGAAAATCATACAAAAGCTCCAAGTGCATATGATGGAAATAAAGATGCATATGATGAATTAATATTTAGAACTCCTTTAACACAAAAAATTAATCATGCAGATACTGCTAGTATTGGAGGTGTTCAACCGAATCAATTTTTAAATACAATAACAGCTGATTTCACTAATTGGTCAAATGATACTCCATATGATTCTATAGAAGAAACATACTTCTTTGACGGTATTTCTTTAGGTGCTGGTACATTTGATGATAATAAAATTCGTATAGAATCGCAAGTTACACAATCAATGTTAAATACAGAGAATCGTGTATCATTAAATGAATTTGATAGTGCTCCATTAGATTCAGAGCAATTGGGAGTATTTTATTCTCCGCAAACCATGATTAATGAAGACATTATTGCTCAATTAGGATTCACTATATTAGATGATTTAATTGGAGATCCTTCAAATATAGATCCATATGCATATCCAGATTTAGTTAATACTTCTAGAGACTATTGGAAAAAATATATCGATCGAAATGATATGAATGCGTATCTTCGAATATTTTCATTATTTGATTTATCATTTTTTAAACAAGTTGAACAATTATTACCTGCTCGAGCAGATAAAACAGTAGGTGTTTTAGTTCAACCAAATATATTAGAAAGAAGTAGAGATAAAGTATTAACAAGAGTTAGTAAAGAATCATTAACATTTACCGGGTCAATCGATTTAGATAATGATGAAATTGAAGGAGAAACTAAACAACTAGAACCAATAATTGATGTAGTTGAAAATTTTATTACTGGTAGCACTATACAATTAGAACCAATAATTGATATAGAACATGAATTAATTACTGGTAGCACTATACAACTAGAACAAACTATTGATACTTCATTTAGTGAATTAACTGGTAGTAGAAATGATTTCACCGGGACATTAGATGCATTTAATCCTGAAGAATATTTATCTGGTAGTAGAAATGAATATTCACAAACATTAGATGTATTTAATCCAGAAGGAATTGTCTCCGGCAGTACTAAGCAATTAGAATCTATTATATTACATGATGAATTATTTGAAGTAACTGCTTCATCAAAAGATATTGAAACAATATTAAAAAAAGAACAAAAAATTATTGAAGCAGATCGAAGATCTTATAATAGTGTTATTAACGCAAATAGAAATCCTTTCGAAGGAGCAATATATAGTAGACAGTATTTATTATTTAATAAAGAAACAGAACAATATATTACAGGATCTACTCCTTATTGGGAATCAGAAGCAATATCACCATTTATAACATCTAGTAGATTGTCAGAATTCAAAAAGATTAGATATGATTTTCCATTTACCAAACCTGTTGCATATGGATTTGGAGGAAATGGATCACAAACATTAGATACTAGTCAATGGACAACTAAAAATGTAATAGAACAACCAACTACAACTGGTATTGGTTTTAAAAAATCAGGTCCGGCTAGTAATTCTGGAGCTCCTGGCATAATAAATAATTGGAATGCTAATATTATGCATAACACAGTATTTCTTCGAAAAGATTCTCCATTTGCTAAATGGAATTTTAAGAGTATAGGTAGTATAGGTGGTACTGGGAATCATCCGTTAGGAATGATGGGATGGTATCCTGAAAACTCCGGATCTGCAGCTTCAACAACTTCTTATACTTTAAACTTATATGTATTATATCAACAAGGTGATAGATTTTTAGTATATAATGGAGGCGGTCTCCCTAAAGATCCTGCAGGAAGACTACAACCTACTGCTAATGCATTATTGGCTGGAATTACCCAAAACGTTGTTGGTGCAACAAATAACATATATAAAGATGTACCGTTAATCCCAAAATCAAACTTAACCGGTAATGGAATAGGAGCGTATGCAGATGTCACTATAACTGGTGGATCAGTAACTAGTATAACAGTTAATATTTATAATCCTGCAAATGCTCGAGCATTAGAAATTAATCCTGGATTTGGAACTGCAATTGGAGTGATATTGCATGATGATATTGATATAAGTCAAGCAATATTCCAAAGTAATGGTTCAACTATATTTGAAGGAATAACAGCTGTTACATCAGACGGATCTGGTATTAAAGCTAGATGTAAAGTTGATATCTCCGGAGGAGGAGTTGGTGGTGCAGGTGCAGTCTATCAGATTACAATTGAAAAAGGAGGAGCTGGCTATCAGGTTGGAGACATTGTTACATTAAATGCTAATGGCTTAGTTAATCCTGTTTTTACCGGTAGAATTGAGTTTACAATTACAAATAGTATGTTAGTAGGTAGTATTAATGATGGACGTGGCCAAGGTTATAAATCTGGAGATATATTAACAATACCTGCTTATCTTATCGGTGGTTCAGTTCAACCTCTAGAAATAACAATAGATAATGGTGATGTATATTTTATTCCACAAGTAAATTATCAAGGTGATGGATATATAACTGCTGGTGATGAATGGGAGGCAAATTTAATGGCAAGACCTGAGGGAGGAGCTGAAATTTCGGTAATTAATCGATCTACTGGAAATTTAGCATTTTCATTTGATGGTTATGAAGAATCAATAGTTGAAAAAATGAGATTCGGGACAGCATTTTACCAAGCAGATATAAATGCTACTATAGAATTTCAAGATTTAGTTATTTCAACTTCACGTGGTTTAGGATATGAATTTAGGCCGGCTGAATATCAAGATTATCTTCCGCGCGGAATAGCAGCACAGCGATTTGAAGGAACAAAAATATCTAGTCCAGATTTTAATATTAAATCAAAAGATACACCAGATGGTAAACCAGTTGTAGAAATAACTGAAACAGATGGTACAAAAGTAATAGTAACAAAATCACCAGGAACAAAAGGTAATTTTGAAGTTAGATAATAATTAATGAATTTTTTTATGAACGTAATATTTATATAAAAAGAAAAACATAAAGGGAATATACAATGGGATATTTAGATAATACATCTGTTACGGTAGATGCTATCTTAACAAATAAAGGAAGAGAGCTTTTAGCAAAAGGCGATGGATCCTTTAATATAACACAATTTGCACTAGCAGATGATGAAATAGATTATGATTTATGGAATCCAGATCATCCATTAGGGACTGATTTTTATGGTATAATAATTGAAAATTTACCATTAACGGAAGCTATACCAGACGAAACTCAAGCTATGAAAAGTAGATTATTAACATTAGATAATAATACTACAACAAGAATACCAACTGTACAAGTAGACAAAGCATCTTTAACATTAAATACTGGTCAATCAGCTATAATACAAGCTTCTACATTTGGATTGAATAATGCAAATTCTACATTTGGTTATTCTGCAATTCTTTCTGATTCATCTGTTGCTATAATTAATCCTGCACCAAATAATGAAATTACAAGTAATATTTTACCAACAGTACCTAGTATATCAGCAAATGCAGAAGCAACAAGTATTGCTTCGTTAAGTCAAGGAGCATTTAGAATAGTAGGAAAACAATTATCAAAAGATAAAACTGCTACAATTACTATTATTGGTAATGAAACAGGCGGAAGTACAACTGTTAGTGTAACTGTCAAAGCTGCTAATTTAGCAACAACCCAAAGAGGTTAATAGGAGTTAAAATGAATACAATAATAGATAATTTAAAAAAATTACCAAATCAAAGTCAACGAGGTAGAAGAACAAGAGAAAGAAGAAGAGAAGAAGTAAGAAGAGAAAGATCTAGAGACAGAGAAGTACCAAGAGAACTTCCTGTTGAAAGAGTGCCAGTAAGACAACCGGTAAGACCTGAGCCTCCTATTGAAAGACCAGCTCCAATTCCAGAAGCTTTAGAACCAACTGTTGTAATTGAAGATCCAATAACAGGAGGCGAAATTGATCCTACTACGATTGATGAAATTAGAAGAGAAGCTATTGACGATTATATAGCTCAAGTACAAAATCAAAACACTATTTTAAATGGTGGAAAAACATTTCAAGTATTTGACATATCAGGACAAAATGGTGATATTATCGAAGCTTCAAAAGAAACTGTAACTGCAGGATTATGGAGTGATAATTTAACTGAATTACAAAGTTATTTTACTCAATCAATGAGTCAAGCACAATCACAATATTATGTTAATGTTTTACAAAAGAAACAAAACGATACAGGCTCAGCAATACAATATGCAATTGCATATGGTAATGCATTAGGAAGTGGTTCTTCAACTAATGGTAGTATTGATGATGCTCCATCAAAAGCAATTTATAGTCAATATAGACAATTATTATTAAATAAAGACATTACAAGATTTTCAACTCCACAATCTGGAAGTACTGATTCAATATATATTATTAACTTCCAAAGAAATAGAACAAAAGATAAATTAGATCCAGGAAATTTTGAATTACCATTATTAGGAATTACTGCTAGATCTACTGATGCTACTGGTAGTGTAAGTGTAGGAGAAGTTTCAGGATCTATTACATTAATTGATGATTCTACAATTGCATCTGCTTCAAATGAAGATTCAGGAAATGTATATTTTGTTGTTTCTGGAAGTATAGCAAATGGAGTACATAATTCATCAGCTCCAGATTATTATGGTGTTGTATATCCAGATCATAGTACTATTATATTAGACGGAAATTTATTAGATCAAAGATTAAGATTTGGAACAAATACTGGTTCAAATTCACAAGGAAGTAATCATTATGCATTACATGCTTCAATTTCTGGATCATATTCTGGATCATTAACAAATGGATTTAAAGCAAGAAATAAAGAAACAGTTTCTAGTACATTTTATTTTGTAAGAGTTAAAAATGGAGACTTTAATTATTCAAATAATACAACATATACAACCGGAGATCAAGGAGATATTAAACAAGATGAATTTATAGGAGATCCTAAAGCGTATATTACAACTGTAGGTTTATATAAT